CCTCGCTAAGTAAGCTACGAATAATAAGGTCAGCCCTTGTATGAGTCGTTTTTTCAATACGCGAAATGTAGAAACCCACACTTACATTAAGTGAATCAGCGCAAGCCTCGTCTATTAAGTCATTCATCGTGTTGTTTATTGATTGCCTTGATGTCTTCATTTGTTAAGGGTTCTTTGTCAGGAAAAACAACCGTGGCTATCGGTCGATACCGTAACCTACCAAGGTGATTGTACACCTCGTACACGGTGTTATTTTCCACGTAGAACTCCTCGTGATTGTGAGATTTCTTTATCATGTAATTTGTTTTGTTCACCAAATGTAATCTAAAAAAATAAGGCAAGCAAGACTTATTTTGCCTTACCTGCCTTTATCTTTAAAAACAGCCGCTTGTAGATGCCCGTTACAATTAAACACGAGTTAGGCTTAACGAATGCATTCGCCTCGTGATACTGGAGGAACTGTCCTTATTCACCTTGTCGGGTATGTATTGTTTAACTATTACAGGAACTTAGGTATTATAACTTTATCGTTTGTATCCTTGCAAACTTGTTGTATCACACAGCCTCTCCTTCCTTTCTTGAAGTTGGTTTGAGCCCACTCAGAACTAGGTGATAGTGCAGTAATGTTAAAGTAGTCAAAGTCCTGTGCCGTTGTGTAATCAAGTAATAACTGATGGCTATCTGCTTTACTAAACTCTATATACTTAGCTTTGCGATAAATGTCATTGTGTTTTAAATAGTGGTCTATCTTTTCGATTTGCTTACTGTCTAATTGAGGTTTAAAACCAAACTTTAAAAACTGCTTATCCTTTCCGTGTGATATTACAAAAGCGTGTTCCCCGACAAAGTAGTGGCCTATAAACGAGCCTATATTAATAACCTCAACATTACTAAATCTTAATTCAGCAGCTACCATAAAAGCGTGGTTTAATACAGACCCAAAGCTACCCGCGTGGTTATCATTGCAAATATTGTGACATACTATCTTATTAAAGTGAGGTGACAATATACTTATCATTTGCATTTTAAAGTCAAGACCTAATCTAAATGCCTCATCGTTTGTCATGCATTGAGGTAGAGAGTGACCGCCTCTAGTCGTATCTGCGTTGTAGCCATCTAAGAAATCACCTAGTTCATCAATGTAAAGGGTGTCTCCTACTTTATTTTCAATAACCGCTACACACATAGCTATCATTGACTCCATAATATCAGAACTTTTCCAGTTTTCAGAATACATTGCTGTACCTTCTGAATTGGTTTCCATTCCGATATGTGTGTCTGCAAACAAAAGTCTAGTAAATTTACTGCTGTCTAATGGCTCATCAATATGGTGTTGCTTTTTTACTTTAATAGATTCAAGTACGTTTTCAATAACTCCCTTAAAATCTATGTCGCTTATAGCTTCATTGTTCTGCTTAAACACTACATTGTAAAAAGGAACTCCCGTATGCGATATAAGCTTGTATGACGTTATATCTCCCCTCGGTAGACCGCGAGCCTCACAGTACTCGTTTATATCCATCATAAGCCCTGTTTTACTATTCCAAGCGGATAGTACAAAGCTTTGTTTGGGTTTGTAGTTATTGGGTGAGGTTTTACTTGTGGAAGATACCGTTAATTCATCTTCGCTTATTTTAAGAAACTGCTTTTCCTGATCTTCGGATAGTCTGTATCTCTTGCTTTTATTGGTTTGCAATCCCAGCTTAACTGCTATCTCTTCTTTTATTCGGTAACGCTTATTCTTTTTTGTCATAGAAGGTGTATATGAAAAATAATAAAACTAGCACTTTACTAGCGATGAATAATGAGTGCGGGATTAGGGCGTAGTTAACATCCAATGCAAGGGTATTCTCGGTTAGCACAAGCACACCTTGGGGCGCGTTCTGCTTTTTCTTCTTCTTTTAGAAGATTGATAAGGTCACTTGGGAAAGGTTGGGCAACTCTTTCATCGTCCCAAAAGAAATTCTGTTTTGTCATGTTTTTGTATTTATTTTTACTATTTATAACCGTATATAAAATTCATTTCGTTCCTCAACGCTTTTTACACGTAGAGTTATAAATAATAAACAAAGTTAATCTTCTTCAATTATTAACGACTTCACAAATTGCGGGTCGTACTTAAAAATGCTTTTCAACAGCCTATTTTCTTCTTTACGATACCATTCCTTAGCTTCGTCTTCAGGTAAATCATCAACCAACTGCTTACTAGCTCTCTTAGCTGTTTTAACGTTGTAGATAATGCTACCATCGGTATATTGTTGCCTTGTTCCTTTTCGTGTCATTAGAAACGCTGCCTCGCGCATTGCTTCATCTATTCGACAACTAATGTCGGGGTCTTGATAATAAGGAGAGTCTAATCTTTCACTCATTGTAATCTGAAATTAATCGGTTAATGTATTCTTGTGCTTTCTTAAGGTCTTCTAAACCGTTTTTCTTTTTGTATCGAACAATGTATTTTATCACATTACCCTGAACAAAGTCAAGGTCGTTTAGTTTACAAAACTCAATAACATCAATAGGTGATTTGTAGTGGTCAGGTTTTGCGGGGGTAGATTTTGTTTCTTTAGCTTTATCAATAAAATCTTTAGTATATTTAGATATTGGTTTTGTAGCATCAGCTTTAGCTTTGCAATTTGCTCTAATTTCTTTGTGAATATCGCGCTCAGGCTCAAGTTCGTGAACGTAAAAGTGAGTCTCAAATTCTGCATTATCAATAAGAACGCTGTAAACAATGCCTCTACAATTCACTAACCCGTCAGACTTCACAGCGCCGTTCCCTTCTGAGGTTGTAACCCTATCGTTATAATTATAAGTCATCTTCTAGTTCTTCTATTTTAATTCTTAAGTTGTCAATAGCCATTCTAAGGTCTTCCTTTGATTCAAACATTGCCTCGTATAGCTCAGTCGCTAAGTCGTGGAGTCTATTGGTTTGCTCGTTAATGTAATACAGATTTGATGTCATAGGTTTTGTTTAATTATTGCGATTGCTTCTTCTATCTCTCTTTCGTTTGATACTTGGAAATAGTCTTTATTAATCTTATTTCTTTTTCGCCACAAGCGGAAGAGTTTAATTCGCAAAGGGAATAAAGCGGTTACAAAGCCTTTCGTTTCAATAAAGAAACCGTAGTGAGGATTGTTTAGGTCATCTTCAAAGTCACATAAGTAACTCATTCCTTGAACTTTATTAGTCCTTTCACCTAACTGAGATTTACCGTGAACCTTGTAAAACGGAGCAGGGTCAATGAACGGCTCAACTAATTGAATAGAACGCTTCTCGTAAGAAAAAGGAATGCCTTCTCTCTTGAGAGCTTTGTAACAGGCCATTTCTAGTTTTGACTTAAACTCAACTCTATCGAAACTGCATTTCTTCGCATTTCCGTGTTTTCTATTCCTCTTCGCCATCCCTCAAAGATATAATTAAAAGTAATGCAAAACAAAATTATGTTTTATATATAAATTCAAAGCAGTTTTTTAAAGCTTTCTCATTCATAACTGCGTAACTTATCCCTTCCTCATTTAGCTTTGTCCACTGACTCTTTGATGTCTTTAACCAAAACTTAATCTTTTTAACCTGCCCCATAGCTATAATGTTTTGCTCAGGGAACACTATGCAGTACAAGTGTGTGTCGGCTACGGAGATGCTAAACGGCTTTCCGTCTTTAAGAAAAGGCAAGGCAAAGAAAGTAGAGAGTGAACAAGCCTCTGTGAAAACCGAAACTAACTTACTATCTTTTGTGTAGGTAAACCCTACATCATTAGGTTTGTAGTTTGCTACTCCGCGTATAATGGAGAAGTAGGTGTCTATGATTGTTTTATAGTTTGTCATTGGTAATCATTAATGCTTGGTATTTATTTAATTCATTTTTAGCATTCTTATTACTTCCTATTGCCCAAAATACCCATTGATTATTAATGAACACGTCATGTCCTTTTCCGTTTTTCTTAATTTTTGTTTCCATAATTTTAGTTTTAGTTACACATTAAAAAATTTACTTTCTACTTGCCTGCTCTGCTGTTCCTTGTGCAATATCAGATACACAGCCACCACAAATTTCAGCGTGTTTTTTACCGCAGGACAAACAGCTAACAACAGCGGGGGTGGTTAATTGATTTGCTTGTGTATCTTTAACACCTTTTTCATAAGCACCTCTTTGTATCTTTTCGAGGTAGTGCATAACGTAATGCTCTTGATTTACTTTATTGGCTAATTGTTTTGCTATTTCTTCTATTTTCATTCTCTTATTTTGTTTTTATCGTTTCTCTATTTCGTTGTAATAACATTCACCCATCTGCCCAAGGCTGTGCCATCTATCAAAATATCTAAGATACTCGTCTTTTATCCAAGAGTCCCATGACCCACTCGATTCATATTGCTTATAGTGTTCTTTCCACTTTTTAAGCAGCTTGTTAAACTTAGTCACATACCTTGTGGCAGTTGCTTTTTTATCAGTTACAAACACATCTGTCTCGCGGAAGTCAGCGTGATCTCCCCTTGAGTATCTTACTATGTAAAGTTTATTCATATCTATTTAATCAAAAGGGTTAAACTCTTCTTCCTCAGCACCGAACGGTAAATCTACGTTTTCTTTTGACACTGGCAAAGAATAAGTTGGAAGTAATTCCATAGTGCTTTGTTTTTCTTTCTGTGAATCCCTGTAATCTTGCATAGGGTTATCTCTTTTTTTCATTTCATAAAAACCATTCATACCCGATAGCATTTTAAACTCAACGGGTTCTTGATAAGCGGTTTGTTTACCACCCGTCTCTGTGTCTTTTACTTTCTTTATTTCAATCTTAGTAATGTTCATGTCTTCATTGTCATAGATATAACGATGCACAACCATAAAGAATCCTGTCACACGATTAACAAACTTACCTCCACCTTCTATGTCAGCAGATTCAGGGGGCATTGGTTGACCTGCAAATCTTTTATCTACGTGAGAAGCGTATTGACCATCTCTGTGCTTTCTTCTTAAAGCTTCACTAATAGCGTGAGCATTAATGTATAAACTAATATTATATTTTTCAGCAAAGTTGTTCATCCTAGACGCTACTGTATAATCGTATTCGTGTCTATTAGAGCCAGTCTCTTTCCATAAAGTTCTATCTATTGCCATTCCATTATAAGGGTCTACCATCATTGCATTGAATTTGTTTTCACTACATAATGTTTCCGCGTATTCTAAAATCTCAGTAGCAGAATAGAACCTGTCAATTCTTATAAAAATAAACATCTCATCTATCCAATCCATGTGACCATCAACCTCAGCTATGTTCATGTCTTCAATTGACTTCCCTGATTTAAACTCTATCAATTTCTTTTTTATTTGAGCCGTCTTATTCTCAGCAGAGAACATAATCCACTTCCACTTTAATAGTACCGCAGATATTACAGCCAACCACCACATAAACATACTCTTACCTGTGTTTGCGTGACCTAAAACAACATTAGTAACACCCTCTTTAAACCTAAAATACTTATCGAACTCAGCGTGACCCGTTTCTTTACCTAAGCTAAAGTCGCTATCAATATATTTTTTTACATCTTCCCTATCCTTGTGTCTATCGGTTAGAAACTCATAGCCCCTATCTTTATCAAACATCTGAACTTTAACCATCTGAACTCTAGCTTGAGATTCAATTTGCTCAGTCTCATATAGTGGTTTAGTTTTGCCTTCTTGTATGCCCTTTTGTATTGTCGTTTGAGCATCTTTAAAGTTAGATATATTCTTATTCTGAATTTCAGACTCTAGCACTTGTGTAGCTAATGATTCTTCTACAATACCTGAAGCTATGTACCCCCCCATTAAATGAGATGCTTTCAATAACTCCATGTGCTTCTCACCATCCGTTGATAAACGAATCATATTTACAGCAATGTTTATTTTGTTGTAGTCGTTCTGAAGAACTTTCTTTTTCTCTTCGGGTGGTGCAAAAATCTTAACCGCAGACGCTATGTAAATATCGGGGTCATAAGAAGCGTAGCATATTCTACTTTCGTTTAGGTTAGATGAGTCAAAGTGAGAATCATCTAAACTTAGATTGTTTTTTAAATCATCAAAAACAGCAGCGTAATTCTTTCTGTGGTTTTTAACTGAACTAGGTATCCTAACAACTATTTTAAGTCCGTCACCACTAGGAGATACGAAAGCTGATTTAACGTACTCTAGCAGCTTAACTTGTTGCTTAATAGCAAATACATCAGGAACGTGGTCTAAGTCTATTACAGCGTACCCTGAGTGGCTTATCATGGCTGAGTCAGCTCTTTTGGAGAACTTACCTGAGAAAATTATACAGGGCAATTCTTTTTTTAGTTGTGCTTTCTTTTCTTTATCCGTTGTAACCCTTAGTTCTTCAATAATTGCTCTAGTTTCATCTTTCATTAGACGAATACTTTTTAAAGCTACACTAAGCTCTATGTGCTTTGGCTCTTTCGTTGTAAAGAATTTCTGAAATATCGTTATCATTAAGGTTTAGTTTATTATAGATTTCTAAATATTTTGTAAGCAACCTTGTTACGGTTTCGGACTCGTCCTTTATGTTTTTTGCAATTGTTTCTTTTGAAAAACCATAGCTGCGTTGTGCTTTAACTTGATTCATTACTTCAATCAATTCTTCTATGTCTTCGTCTTTAGAGTCACCACCTTTCCAATTGTCCCCTTGAAGCATTGATGAGCAATATCTTTTCCAATCACCAATTGGTTCTCCCTTAGCAGTCTTCCATTCAATTGCTTTCATTTTACTATACAGCTTCTCTGAGAAACTAATTGTTTTTCCTAAGTCATCTGTCCATTCAAAAAATTGTTCTCTTGTAGGGGTAGAATCATTCTTATTCTTACTATCATTCTTATTCTTACTATCACTCTTACTATCTGCTAGATTTGCTAGGTCTTGGTAGGAGTTGCTATCATTTGCTAGCATTTGGTTTCTTTTGCTAGCATTTGCTACCCTTTGATTGCCACCCTTAGAACCCGCGTCCGCTCTAGCTTCACAGGTTTTAACGTACTTATCTTCATCTCTATCGAACTGTCCTTTGAATGGGGCGAATATTATTTTAACAAGACCTTCTAGTTCAACCGACCCTGTAAGTTGATACTCTTTTATAGCTTTAAAAAGCTGACCCGCGACTTCATCTGTTATGTCGTTTAACACGTCTAAGCTATCTTTATGTACTATAAATGATTTTCTTTTATTACTCATTAGTATCTATTTTTTAACACAATACTCAATGCTTTCATATATTGATGAATACTGATTTCCATTAAATCATCACAACCCTTGATAGGGTCAAATGAATACTCGGCACATAGGTTATTACTAAAATCCTCAACTACATCGTGAGTATAAAACTCATAAGCAATACCTCCTAACTCATAAGAGATACCTCCTTGTCCTTTAACATCAGACTCGTAGGCTATGTAGTAATCTTTTTCTATTGTTCTGTAAAACCTTGTTGCTCCCATATTTCTTATTATTTATTAGTTACTTGTAAAAAAATGAACACTTACGCGCAAAAAAAATTAGCTATTGACTTTCCTTACAAGAAGGACTAACTCACCTTTCTTCCAATTTCCTTTCTCTAATCTACTGTTCAGCGTTACCCTCGTAATACCCAAGTAATCAGAAAGTTCTGACTTGTTTAGGTTAATATTGTGCTGCTTATTGTTTACTGTTAGTGTCATATTCTATGCAAAGTTACAAATTATTTGTTTAATAATATACTTC